CCCCGGATGTTGGTCAGCAGCGCTTCCATGTTCACGCGATCCTCCTCGCGCAACCCCGCCATGAGATCCCGCCGCAAGCGGCTGCTGACCCCTTTCTGTAGGTCGGCATAGGTCGTCGTAAACTTGTTCAGCATGCCTGCTGCTTCGTTGGCTTCGATGCCGGACTGCCGCATAACGTTCATGTTCTCCCTGAACTGCCCCATACTCGTCGCACTTCGCTCAGCTTGCTGATTTAGCTGCACCATCGCTTCCGCAAAACCCTTGAAGTTCGTCGCCTGCCCAATGAACGAGATACCAAGATCGACCGCCTTGAGTGCCAGCGCCCCGACGGCGCCACCGACCACGCCTGCCATGACCGCCGACCCGCTCATCGCATCGGTCATGTTTTTCATCGCGCCGGCGACTTCGCCGCCCTGCCGCCGCAGCGTCTCCATACCAGCCGCAGGCGCGCCGCTCCCCATCTGGCGCATCTGCTGTTGCAAATTGCCGAGCCCCGCCGACGCGCGGTCGTCGAGGGTGACGACTAACCTCAACTCCTGTTCATCTGCCACGATGATTTACTCGTCGTCGTCGTCACGCGGTCTTGCGCGATTCTGCGCCTCGATCAAGCGAAGGGTATAATGGATGTGCTGCTGCACCCGCGAGAGCGGCATTTCCAGAAAGACTTCGGGATTCTGATGAAAGCGATCGGCCAGTCGATAGCAGTTGAGGATGACGTTCTCGGGATTCTCGCTGACTACCAGACCGAGTCGCGTTCCGCGATAAAAAAACGGCGCAGCCTCTGCGCCGCGTTGTTGTAATCGCGCGGATCCATTTGATAGATCGCCGTCTCGAGTATGCCCGCCAAGTTCGCCATCAGCCGCATCATCTTGTTGTCGTCGATGATCCAGTTGTAGACCCAGACGTTGCCAGCCCCCGCGACGCTCGTCACCTCGAACCGGCAAGGATTGCCGCCTGCGTCGATGATGTCGCGCGCCCGCGGCTCGCGCAAGCTCAGCTCGTGGATCTCCGGTGTGTTCTTCCCGCCTTCCCGCGTCGGCTTGCGCAGCTTGATGACAATGGGCCATTCATCCAGCGGCTGCACAGGCGGCGGAGGCGGTTCCGCCTGCTTCGGCGCTATCGCCCGCTTGGGCTGTTCCGACGCAATCTCGACATCATCATCAGGCCGGTCAATCGGAACATCGGTTGGCCGCTCAAGCACAAAACCTTCACGCTCAGGCTTGTTCATGCATCACCTCTTGTCTTAATATACCAGCCGACGCCAACGACGATTGCGAATAACACAACGCCGACTATATCTAGCCCGGTCATGCATCAGCTCAATCGCGCAAACTCTCCAAAATATTTTTTCGCCGCCGCAGCGTACGCCGCTTGTGCTTCTTTTGCCGTATCAAAACGGCCGAGATTGATCGATCTTCCAGCGAACTCAATGTAAGCCTTATATTTCCTGCGGTCAGCTTCGTAACAAACACCCTTCATCCCGAGAACATTGTTGGAATTTATCCTATTGGCCTGGCTCTGCGACGGCGTCGCTTCACGGAGATTGCGCCATCTGTCATCGGCGCGATCACGATTTTTATGATCCATCACCCAGCGCGGCCACTCGCCATTCATCCAGAGAAATGCAAGCCGCGCGCAACGATAGCTAACACCATCGATACAAATATGTCTGTAACCATTCGCCGCCCATATCGCGCCAGCTCGCGTCCCAGCACGCTTCCAACCGTGCGGCCGACCGCGCCGTTTGATCCGCCAAGTGAAGATGCCTGTGGAGAGATTGTAATTGAGTAACCGACGGATCCTGGCCGCATTTAATTTCGGTTGCTTCGCCATTTTCTGCTCCCAAAAATTGGGAAGCCTAGAATAGCGAAGAAAGGGCGCTTTACAAGCCTGCGCATTCTGTTATCATCGCCATATTTACGGCATTACAGGTTCATCTCCTCACAACGCATTCCTTCCCACCTGATCCTCGCCTGGCCGTCTCTGGCGTTGATCTCAATGCCACCGCGACAAGTGGCCTCGCTCAAGCTGTATTGCTTGCCATTGGCCAACTGTGCGACCACCGTCACGTTGACCTGCGCCTCGATGTCTTCGATTTCCACCTCGGGCAGCGTCGACATGTCGAGCTCTATGAAGGGAACGCGCGGAAGTTCCTGATAGCCATGCACCGCGTCCTGCCCGGCGAGCATGTTGCGCTCGACAGAGTTCGGGCTAACGGTGAGGTTGCCACGAAGGGGAATGTTTCTCCCGTCGGTCTTGACTAGAGCCACACCGGCAAAACGAATTGCCATGGCCGTTCTCCATGGCACTCCGCAACAGTGCTTATCCGCAAAAGATGGGACGGCGCGACACGCCCTTTGCGGAAGGGCTATTCGGCGGCCAACCTAGCCGCGCCGTGTCGGAGAATTCTTTAGATTTGGTCTTCGCTTACAAGTATCCTGACGGGAGTGTGCTACAACTCACACTGCATGGGCATGTCATTTATGAGCCTTGCATTACGACGCATAGCGTGAACCCTGCGCCGAACCAGAATAAACCTGCGAACCGTAGCCGACGATCTCGACGTCGATTCCACGATCGTACTGTAAGCGAAACTGGGCAAGGACGCCAAAGATTCGCAGCTGATTTATCAAGTCGGGAGGATATAAACAATTGAGCCTGTTGGGGTTATTCGGATCGCGTTCCGTTATCAGGTGCCGCTTGAAGTTTCTCGCGTCCTCGACGAGACCGTTGTATTCATCAATGCGATACTGCGCGATGAGCTCCGCCTTGATGATGCCCGGCGTGACGATGGCTTGCCCCGGACCGAATCTCGTTCCATCGTTCGCCAATTTGTGTCGCGGGTATTTGCTGGTGATGGCGTGGCGTTGGAGCCGGATGAGCTTGGTCAATGTATGGAGAGTCGTGACCAGCTCCCAGCTGTCGTCGCCGAAGCCGTACAGATTGAGTTGATACGTGGTCTGCTCTCGAGCGATCTGCGGGAAGGCGGAACCGCCCCAGCATTTCTGGATGGCCAGACCAGAGGTGGCCATCGCATTCAGCTCCATCCAATTGAACCGGAAGTTCTGCTGTGCTGGCAGGCAGCCGAGCAATTGCAACGTTTGCAACGGGCGCGCGGGATCATTTGCAAGCGCCCTCTGGGCTTTAGCTACATATGCGGCAGTCATCTCGAACATCGGCGTCGGCGTCCGCTCCTCAAACGCGAGCACCGATATCACCGGGTCATTGCGCGACAGGCCGAAGTCGATCAGATCCTGATAGCTGCCGCGCCGTGCGCTGAACACGGAGCCAAATAATTGTCGCATCCACCCCCAGCGGCCGATGTCGGACATGCCGTATTCCATCGCCCAAGCCATAAGCGAAGTGGAATCCGTGTACGGCATCCCCACGAAGTCATATTCCATCTCACCCATGGCGCGGATCGCCGCCTCGAAGCGCGGCACGCCCACGCCGCCAGTCAGGAAATTCGTCGCTGGCAGGGTGAGCTCAAGCCCGATGGGCAAAGTCTCGCCACCGAGCCTGCCAAAGTAGTTCAGCTCGACGCGAATATCGTTGCCATGCACGCCCTTGAAATTCGCCGTGAGATTGATCTGCGTGGGATCGGTGCCATCGACCTCAGCGCTCACGAGGAAGTTTTCCTCGTCCTCGATCTGATCAACCATCCACTGCGCCACTTCCTCTGCGGTATCGGTGCCAGCAATATTGATAGGAAGATGCTGACCCCCGACATAAAGGTGAATCGTGCCCGCCTCGGTCGGCGGGGCACTCACAGTAATCGTGCCCGTGGCCGCGCTCGCACCAAGAGGCTCGAGAACGGGAAGGCACCACATCTCGTTCGCAAAATTGTTCCGAAAAAAACTTCGGCACATCCTTGAAAGTTCTGACCCGACTCCGAACCGATCATCGGCCTGCATCTGCGTGCCAATGATGACAGGAACGTTGGGCGTAGCGCTGCCATCTGCCGTCATTATGCCGACCAAGAGGCTCCGCATATGGAGCATTGGCAATCCAGCCATGGAAGCGTCGACTTACCCAATAGAGGGGAATTTTAATCCTGTATTTTTCACAACGAGACGCGACTCATCGTTGCCGCTCGTGCGAGCTGCCTCATATTCCTATGAGGAGAAGACTATCTCACGTTCTCTTGCGAGAACCCCGGCATTTCGGATCGCTTGATCCTACGAGCTTGCGCTCTAGTCGTTGCACGTTGCCGCATTGCGCGGCCTTCGCTCAGGGTTATCCGGTCTGGACGTTCCCTGAATTAACCGGGTTATTCGATGCCGATCACTCGGCAAAGGGGCGGAAGTGTTTAACGTTCACCCACCCCCACCCTCGGGGATCTGGGCAAACGAAATGGGCATAGCAAGTCTCCTTTCTATTTGTTAGGATTGCGAGCCGGGACAGCGTCTGTGGTCGCCATCCCGACTCCTCGTCATCGAACCTGTGTGGAGGCCCAATGACTAAGTTGTGCGTCGTCTATTGGCTTTACGACGCGGTCTGTTTTGATCCACGCAAGGATGGTTATATCGGCGTCACCGCCCAACGGCCACCAAAACGATTTTCTCAGCATCAATACGCGACTGGTATCTACCGACGAATACCGAAGCAATTTGAAAGTCTGATTCTCTTCCGCGGCTCATTCGCAGAATGCGATTTTCTCGAAGAGATATTGCGACCAGATAAATTCATTGGCTGGAATATTCTTCCTGGTGGCTCAAAATCACTAAACCTTCATGGTGTACATAACTTTCGATACGGCACGCATATGTCAGAAGGAGAGAAACAGAAAATTCGCACCAAGATCATCGAGCGCGGTGGCATTGTAAATCCAATCCAGAAAGGCACTCATCGTAGCGACGCTGAAAAAGTTGCGATCAGCGCAGGTGTAAAAGCCGCTGGTCCGATGACCGTAGAACAACGCCAACGACAGATTGCCAACACTCTACGCGGTGCGAAGCATCATGCCTTCGGCAAGCGGATGAAAATTACCAACCCTTTGCTCGGCAAAAATCAAAATGGTACCCGAAATCCATTCTTCGGTAAGCGGCACTCGGAAGCCGTAAAACAAAAGATACGATTTGCTAGACTAGGACATCGCCAGCGCACCCTCGTCAAGCATGGCCAACTTGATTTTGATCTCTAAGAGTGAGCCGGGACGGGGGGCCACCGCCCTGTCCTCGCGAATCTCGCGTGGTTGAGAGAGGCTCGATGGCTAGCGTGATCCTGATGCTTATCGCTCTTTCGCTGGCCGCGTGTGCCGCGCCGCATCGCTTCGATCCGCTGAAGCAGCAGCAGCTTGAGCATCAGCAAGAAGAATGTTTAGCGAAGGGCGAGAATCCGCGGGATTGTCGACCCTGACCAGCGGCTTTTTTGCACCAGCCGCTTTACGCCGTCTTCATTTACACGCTCGATGCGCCAATCTGGTCCGTAACGCATCCGCGCATGTTTATCGGAGCTTGCTAGACCGAACCATTCGATATTGGTGCCGGGAAGGCTTGCACGATAAACCTTCCCTCGATACGGCCGCCTCTTCATTTACGTCTTCGGCTCCACTGGCGGCCGCGGCGGTGGCGGAGCTGATCGCGTTGCCCGCGCCTGCGGCGGCGTTGTTCCTACTGTTGGACGGCGGCTTTCCACGATCCGCCTAATAGGCCGCGAGCCTGGCTCTATCGATACGGTGCCATCCGTGATCCTATTCTGCGTGAATTGATCATTTGGCCATTCCTTACTACCGCGAGCAGGAAACTTGCCCCCGAGCGGATGGCCGATTTGGCGCCGTACTTTCTCATCGCGCGGCACGACGCGCACGTGCTCGATCCCACTCATTTCCCGGACGCGCTGTAAGCGCTCCATCCGGCGATGCCATCGCCTGGATTTTTCGCCGGGCGCGTGCTCCAGCGGCGTATCAGGCGTGGTCGGCCATTTCTCGGGTAAAAACTCTGGTTCATCAGCCATCGTTGGCCTCCTCTTGCGTGTTTGCGTCTCGCCATGACTCTGGCGCTCCGCGAGGATCAATTGTCGTTGTTCCCAGGCTATCATCAAGCAGCCTCATCGCGGCGGTCAGATCTTGAATGCGCCGCTTTATGATACGCCGGCGTTCTGGCGTGCCGCCGCTTTCATTGAGCGTGACGCTGAGCAGCGCCCGCGTGCTGACCATCGCCTGTCTTATGCTCGCCAACGATTGTGCGTGGATCTTCATGGCGGGTCCGGGCCTGGCTCGTACGGCCGCGGCTTGGCGCCGTCGGGGCCGAATTCATAGCGCATGATGACCCGCCGCACCTCTTCGGCCGTGGGCGGGCGCGGCGGAAGCGGGTGAAGCGGCGGCTCCGTCATCCGTA